TTATTGTCTGGATATGACCAGAGCGACGCGGCCAATGAATTTGATATCGCTGATTGCACAATCAAAAGTGACGTCGCTATCGCTGACCCGAATCTTGCTGATTGGGATTTTGGCAATCTTTTTGATACTGTGCATACCTTCAATATCCACTAGCCATAAACCATCTTGAATATTATCTTCCTGAGTATCCAGCAGATACCATGAGGCACCATCATCAACAATCAGTGGATTTTTGAGTTCCTTGGAAACCAACTCGCTGTCCAGAATCACAGGGCTAACTTCATTGAGTTTACCGCCCGATAATTTTACACGAGAGACGGATGGGGCAATGATATCTTCCAACCGTTCCGCTTTTTTGCCGCTTTCTCCATCTGGGAACATTTCTCCCTGACCCGTGCTTAGCCACAGCAGCGAAGCGCCAGTTTCGAGATTGCACTGGATGATCCAATCCGCAGGGAAACTATCACGAAGGTAGCGGTTTGCCATCGTGCTTTTGGAAACGCCCAAATGGTCACTTAGGGCCTGACGTGATTTAAATCCATATGCGCGGACGAGACGTTCAATAGCAGGTCTTCCCCCACTATCGGCTCCCATTTTAATCTCAATATTGGTGTTTTTCATTGACTGTACAGATAAGAGATATTAATATCCCCATAAGATCTTGATATGAGATCTTATGGGGGCCTGAATTGATCATGCTGAAAACCATTGAGAGATATTGCACCATAGACACTCAGATTGCAATCTTTATGCCTGATATTGATGAACAGTTATGTTTCTGCCAATGACTATACGAATGAATAAGGGAGTAGAAAGATAAAGTATCCTACAGGCCACAGAATTGTCATAGCAAAAAAATCAATTAAATTGGTAAATATTTCTGTTAAAACAATTAATAATAGTTATTAACTATCAAATTTAATTATAAAAACAGGTAAAAATTACTTTAATTTTAGTCTTATTATGTGTACTGTATGTATATACAGTTTTTATGTGGAGGCAGATAGATCAGTGGAATCTCTTATAGAATCATTGGTAGCGCAACGTATCAATTTCATTGCTAGAATGGCAACAAGTTGTGAATGCAATCATGCGGAAGACAAAGAGCTGGCACTGGTTTGGATAGCAGAGCTATCTGCACCTTATGAAAAAAGGTTTAACAGTTACCAGAGTAAACAGGAAAGCGGTCTGTTAGGTAATGAGGTGAGCGGTAACAAAATATTAGGAAATTCGGGTTCAATAGAAGAATAGATTTGGCGGAGGAAAGGGATGCGAGTAGAAATACTTTTCGATAAACGAGCTAATGTTTCTGAATCAGTCATGTTTTCACTAGAAAGTGAACTAAAAAAAAGAGTATTACCACACTATCCTGATACAAATTTTAGAGTTGGAATCAGCAGCAGTACCTCCGTAAGAGTGACAGGGACTAAAAAAAGCAGTGAACGTGATCATATAATGGAGCTTATTCAAGAAGTTTGGGAGGATGATAGTTGGCTATCTGATTAACGCTGACAAAGGATCAAATATTCCTCCAACGAATAGCATTCATTGTAATAAGAAATAATAATCAAAGGCAGGAAATGGTTTCCTGCCTTTGGTTTATTTGGATTGAATGGTTCTTCATTTGTACTACTTACCTAACAATGTCACCCCATTGAGGCATTTCGCTAATTATTTGATCATAACTCTCCAATTTACTAACTGGTTTCTGCAAAGAAAAAGGAGAGTGTATGCAAATTATCGCACAACAAAATGAGACAGTTGATGCCATTTGCTGGCGTTATTATGGCCGTACATTGGGAATGACTGAACGTGTGTTGCAGGCAAACCCTGGATTAGCTGATTTTGGCGCGGTACTGCCTCATGGAACGAAAGTTGAAATGCCAGAATTTATGCCTGCCACCAGCAAACCTATTATCCAGCTTTGGGATTAAAGGGGAGGTTGAACTGGATTGTTGGGAATTAACACAATAAAAAAGATGCCGTTAATTGTGAGCTTGGTTGTTGGAGGAAGCCTTGGCTGGTGGGGACATCGTTCTCTGTTTCTCAGCGAAGTGACAAGTTTGAAACAGCAACATGCTGCACAGCTTGTTGTCATCAACCAAAAAGCCCGTTCAGAAATGTTGGCGGCTATTCAGCAAATGAAAGATGCACAAAATCGGGCTGCACAATTGGATGAATACTATTCAGGAAAATTAGCTCATGTCACCGAAGAAAATGCGACTTTGCGGGCTGACATTATTACTGGCCATCGGCGGGTGCAAATCGCTGCCGCCAACCTTGCTACCTGTCAGCTCACCCAAAACCGAGATACCAGCGCCCGCAGCGTGGGCAATGGAACCCAAGTCGAACTCACTGCAAAAGCTGGACGCGCTATTTACGATATCCGAACCGACATCATCAAAGACCAAGCCAAATTAGACTATTTACAACAATATATACGGGATGTTGTTCAGCAGTGTAAATCAGAATGATCGCATCTTATTGCAATGCTGTTTAACGCGATACGAAAAACCATAAAAGGCCTTCTTTTATTCCTGAGAAGGCCTTTTATTTCTTTGATTAAAAAGGATTTTAATTCGGGATTTGTATGCTGTTTCCTACAAATCCAGTTTAATGTCCAGCCTGCTGTTTCATGGCATTCTTACGTCATGAACATACAACTCACTGAACTGATGCGCTTATTGCGCAACCTGATCCGAACCGGCGTCATTACCCAAGTGGATACCACAAAGGGAATGTGTCGAGTCGCGACAGGCAATCTTGAAACCAACTGGCTGCACTGGTTGACATCCAGAGCGGGAAATTCCCGCACATGGTGGGCGCCCAGTGTCGGTGAACAGGTTTTATTACTGTCCATAGGCGGAGAGCTGACCACCGCCTTTGTATTGCCTGCGATTTTTTCAGATGAGTTTCCGGTGCCATCAACATCACCTGAAGCGACACATATTACGTTTCCGGATGGTGCTGTGATGGAGTATGAACCGCAATCTGGCGCATTAACTGTGACTGGTATCAAAACCGCGACAGTGACTGCTTTGGATTCCGTCCATATTACCGCGCCGGAAATTACCTGTGTCGCCAGTACCCGAATTACGCTGGATACACCGGAAGTCATCTGTACGCAGCTAATGAGCACAGGCAACTTGATTGTGCGCAACGGCGGCAAAATGACGGGCAATATTGAACACACCGGAGGCACATTCAGTTCCAACGGCGTGGTCGTGGATTCCCATAAACACACCGGCATCAGGTCAGGCGGTGACACATCAGGAGGCCCCGTATGATATATCTGGGAATGAATCGGCAAACGGGACGAGAGTTGACAGATTTGGCTCATATCCGGCAATCCGTCAGCGATATTTTGTTAACCCCCGTGGGCAGCCGTATCGCGCGTCGCACCTACGGCTCTTTACTGCCAGAACTGATTGATTGGCCACAAAACTCAGCGCTTCGGCTTCAGGTCATGGCAGCCTGCTATACCGCCATCAGCCGTTGGGAGCCACGTGTGACGTTGACCGCCATCACGATGGATACCCTACCGGATGGCAAGATGGTGGTGGATATTACGGGTGCTTATCATCAATCCGCCAAGGAATTTTCACTTTCTATTCCGGTGAGCCATTCCCGGTGAGGTAATAAGTCATGCCAACAATCGATTTAAGCCAGTTGCCACCACCGGATGTGGTTGAGCCACTGGATTACGAACAACTGCTGGAAGAGCGCAAAAAAGGTCTGATATCGCTCTATCCAGAAGATCAACAAGAAGCCATTGCACGTACTTTGCAACTGGAATCTGAACCTTTGGTCAAGTTGCTGGAAGAGAATGTTTATCGCGAGCTGCTTTTGCGTCAGCGGGTTAACGAAGCTGCACGGGCGGTGATGGTAGCCTATTCAACAGGCAGAGATTTGGATCAGTTGGGAGCAAACAACAACGTATCCCGTATGGTTCTGCATCCTGCGGATAATTCTACCGTGCCACCGACACCGGCGGTGATGGAATCTGACAACGACTACCGCGTGCGCATTCCACAGGCTTTTGAAGGCTTGAGTGTTGCCGGTCCAGTCGGTGCGTATGAATATCATGCCCGCAGTGCGGATGGTCGTGTCGCTGACGCTTCGGCAATCAGCCCGTCGCCAGCTAACGTTACCGTGACCATTATGTCGCGGGAAGATAAAGGTGTTGCTTCCAAAGAGTTGCTGGAACTCGTTGAAAAAGTGCTGAACGCCGAAAACGTGCGTCCAGTGGCGGATCGTCTGAAAGTCCAGTCAGCAAACATTGTGGAATATGAGATTGATGCGGTGCTGTACATCTTCCCAACACCAGAATCAGAACCTATTCGCAAGGCGGCAGAACAGCGACTGAAACACTATGTTGAAGCGCAGCACCGTTTGGGGCGTGACATTCGTTTGTCAGCAATTTATGCCGCACTGCATGTGGAAGGTGTCCAGCGTGTGGAATTGAAAGCGCCGTTGAAAGACGTTGTTTTGGATAAAACTCAGGCATCTTACTGCACTAAAACGACCCTGACGATGGGAGGTTCGGATGAGTGATCGTCTCCTGCCGATGGGCTCGACTCAGCTAGAACTTGCGGCGGCCAAAGCCTGCGCTGAATTGCAGAAGGTCAAGGTTCCGTTACGCGAGCTGTGGAACCCAGATACTTGTCCGGCATCACTGCTGCCTTATCTGGCCTGGGCGTGGTCAGTCGATCGCTGGGACGAACGTTGGTCTGAGAGCACCAAAAGGGAAGTGATCAAAAACTCGCTATTTCTGCATAAACATAAAGGAACGATTGGTGCTATTCGGCGAGTTGTCGAACCATTGGGTTATCTCATCCGTGTAAAAGAGTGGTGGCAGACCAACGATACCCCAGGCACCTTCCGGCTGGATATCGGTGTACTGGAAAACGGCATCACCCATGAAATGCTCGAGGAGCTGGAAAACCTGATCTTTGATGCCAAGCCAGTAAGCCGACATTTGATTGGCTTAGACATCAATCTGGATACACGTGGCGAATATCACTACTCAGCGGCGACTTACAGTGGTGACGAACTGACGGTTTACCCTTATTTCCCGGGACAAGTAACAATCTCCGGCTCAGAAATTGTGGGCGCGGGTATACATATTATTGATGACATGAGGATTAGATCATGAGTACCAAATATTTTGCGCTGCTGACGCAGTTAGGCGCAGATAAGTTAGCAAATGCTGCGGCATTGGGTACTAAAATTGAAATTACCCATATGGCCGTTGGTGATGGTGGTGGCAAGTTGCCGACACCGGACACCAAACAAACCAAACTGATTAATGAAAAACGTCGGGCTGCGATTAATACGCTGAGCATCGATCCGAAAAACACCAACCAGATTATCGCGGAACAGGTTATTCCTGAAGCCGAAGGTGGCTGGTGGATCCGCGAAATTGGCCTATATGACAAAGATGGAGTGTTGATTGCGGTAGGTAACTGCGCAGAAACCTACAAACCCCAATTGCAGGAAGGTTCCGGCCGTACCCAGACAATCCGCATGATTCTGATTGTCAGCAGCGCTAACGCGGTGACATTAAAAGTTGACCCATCCGTGATTTTGGCGACGCGTGAATATGTGGATGATTCCATTAAGAAACATGCAAATAGCCGTAACCATCCTGACGCAACGCTGAAAGAGAAGGGATTTGTGATCCTGAGCAGCGCAGTAGACAGCAATAGCGAAACTCATGCAGCAACACCGAAGGCGGTGAAGGTGGCGTATGATTTGGCTAAGGCTGCGGATAATAATGCGAATACACGCTTGGAGAAAGACAAAAACGGCGCAGATATTCCAAACAAACCTGAGTTTGTTAAAAACCTTGGTTTGGTAGGAACGATGAATTTGGCTGCTGGTGCATTGCAACGCAGTGGGGGGGAGGTGATAGGAGACATCATTATTTCTACTGATACTGAGTTAGCTTGGCGTAGAAACACTGACATGGCTGCTATCGGTTTTAAAAATACTGGAGATGGTGATACAGACTCTTATATGTGGTTTAGAACGGGAGATAATGGTAATGAATATTTTAAATGGCAGCATCTCCTTTCTGGAGGAATAATTACTGAATGGATGAGCCTTAAATCTGATAACCTCCGAGTTAGAGGGCATCAGGTTTACCATGAAGGGTATAAACCAACTGCTGCGGTTATTGGTGCATATACAAAAGCGGAGGCTGATAATAAGTATCATCCAAAAGGAAATTATGCTAGTGCTGCTTCTCAATCCTTCACGGGTGAAGTGAGAGCACCAAATATCATCACTGGAGCAATGAATAACCAAAGTTTCTTTTTCCAAAGAAATGGTGTTTGGACTTGGACGGTTCAACAAAATGGTGCATGGAGAGGCGAAATTCAACATCCTGGCAAAGGAGGTGTATTTGCCCTGGAAGGGGACAGTTACACAAAAGGAGAATCAGACGGCCGGTATCAACCTAGTGGTAATTACCAACCAGCCGGAAATTATGCGATTAAAGGGGAGAGTTATACCAAATCAGAAAGTGATAAACTCTATCGGAACACTGGAGCAATTACTAATATACGTCAAAGTGCACAGAAATCGGAATATTTTACAGATACAACCAAACCTTGGGAATCTCCATCGGGAGGAGTACTAACAGGCATTGATACAGTAATGTGGTCTGGGGGTAGGATGCATGTACGTACTGTGTATTACCGTATTATTCAGGTTCTTCAAAATGGTCAATGGATAACATTAGGGAGATTATAAAATGGTTACAAAATTAGGAAAATTCACAGAATACGTGCCTGTTAATCCAATACAAAATGGAGTATATCTATACGATGAGATTGGTTTGGATTGGTATAAATCACAAAAACTATTTTCTAGGGATACTGTGAAAATAGTTTATTACGAAGATGGTAGTATTGATTCCTATAGTAAAGATGTCTCCGCTCTTTGGCCGATAAATGCTTATATTTCTGAAATAAATGAGAAAGATATTCCAGAGAATTTCTCAGTTTCGGGTGATTGGGGTTTTTATAACGGAAAAATATCTAAAAGGGTACCGACTGATGAAGAAATCATTCAGCATAATACAATTGAAAAATCTTTTTTATTTGATGAAGCATTGAAGAAAATACAACTATGGCAAACTAAACTATTACTTGATATTATTTCTGATGAGGATAGAATACGTCTAATAGAATGGACTAAATATATTCAAAAACTACAAGATTTAACATCATTAAGCAATTTTGACATTGACTGGCCTAAAAAACCGGAATAAGCAAGAATACCCTCTGAATAGAATTTAATTACTAACTTAAAAATATTTCCTGCGGAAATAATCAGTAACCGGTGTTGGATTTGACTTATTTTCCTTTAGGTTTGGAAGTGTCATAACTGGTAAAGACATATGATTAGGATTTTTAGTATTCCATTTTAAGGTAAGATAAATGCCACTTTCATAGAAAGTGGCATTTTTACTATTTTTTATCAGCTAGGTAAAGTTGTATTGTTTTCTCTTGCATAGTATTTACATCAAAATCTAATATGGATTTTTGTCTAGCTTCTAATCCCATTTTTCTTATAGTATCAATTGGAAGTCTTGATATTTCTTCAAGAATATTTTTTATTGAATTGATATCATTTTTCTTTGTAATCCATCCATTCACACCATGGATAATATTTTCTGGTAGCCCTGAATAATCACTGACTATAACAGGAAGAGATAAGGACATCATTTCACGACACGCGAAGCTAATAGTTTCGCAATTTGTTGATAATACGAACCCTATATTTTTTTGAGAAATGATTTCTATTTGTTTATTTTTATCATCTATAAAGTCGGTAAAAGTTACATCAAGTTCATTTATTGGTTGGCCAATAAGTTTTATTACATCATCGTGGGATGGTGTTCTACCTAAAATAGTAATTGAAAAAATTTTTTGTAAATAGGGGTGCTCAATTAGAACTTTAACAAGTAAATGCCAACCTTTATGTTCAGCCGTTCCCGCTGATGATACGAGATTTATTTTATTATTGCTTTCACTAAAGGTAAATTCATTTCGTGCCCAAAAATTTGTATCAATTCCATTTTTAATGACTACAGACTTATTTATGGGAAAAATTGATTTAAAACTATTAAATTGATTATCACTAACAAAAATTATCTTATCACAATATCTGGAAAGCATAATTTTTGTAGAGAGTGATATTTTGTAATTATTATGTTTTGTATGAATTATTTTTATTTTTAACCCATAGATTATTTTACATAAAACTACTGTTTTTAGGTCACTTGAACCATTTGTATGTATTATTTCAATGTTATTATCTAGAATATATTGGCGAATAAACTTTATGTTTCTGTATGTGTTTAACGCAGTGTTTATCTTAAAAGTAAAATCTAGAGAAAGTAATTTATTAAAGTTAGCAGCATTTAGATCAATATAGAGCTTACTTGTACTTGGACAAGCAACATGATAGTTAATTTTATTCTTATCATCAGAAAGTAAGCTTTTTATATAAGTGGTATGTCCACCACCCTTACCTTTATGAAAGTTTGTAATTAATATGTTCATTTTATTTTTCAT